CATGAAAATTTTTGGGGTCTCGTGAAAAAAAAATGTTTTTTAGTCGTTGCAAACACACTTACAACAAACCACAACACACCGGTATACCGGTATGTTTTTCCATATCCAATTATAAAATATATATTTAAATATATTTAACATATATGAATATTAAAATAAAAATATAAAATATTTTCATACATACATATCATTTTGTACAATGGGAAAAACAACGAAACCACGCGTAGATAAAAAAGCGGTAGAAATATTAAAGTTGAACGACAGGATAAAGCAATTGGAAGACCGAAATGAACAATTGCAACAACAATTGCAACAATTCCAACAGCAATGTCAAATAAACTATGACAAAATCTGGACGTATTTAAGAAAGTTTCTGGGCCACTACAGAGGAAGTCGCGACTCATGGCGGAATTGGCACAGGTCTCAAGAAGAAAAAAACAAGTCTTTGACCCGTGGTCTGAACCAAACAACAACACGCGTGAAATTATTACAACGAAAAATTTACGAGCCAATCTACGAGCCAATGACGGAACCACCACCCGATCTATTCGCCAGTTTCTTTGGCAGCGAAGATTTACGAAGCATACTCAGTGACGAGATTGCATTAGACTTTTCCGACGAACAAGAAACCAATAGCCAACAAAAAGCATAGAATGGAGAGGATTTTGAAGTACGGGATGCTCACTTCTTGTGCCTGTGGCTCTTGTTGGTCTTCTTCCTTCTCCAATTGTTCCTCCTCGTCTTCCTTCTCGTAATACGTATTTTTTACGGATTCGTTGACCAAGTCACGATCGGAACGGTTGTTCATTTTTTTTTTCTACCCATGGGAAAAAAATATATATTAAAACATGATGCGATTTATTTGTGGATTCGCGACGGGGGTCTATGCCAGCAAATACTACGATTTCGACCCGGCCATAGAATACATCGAGCAAGCGTTGAAGCGTGTCGAGGAGAGTGCCAAAAAAAAGTAATTAGTTTATGTATCATTTATTTTTTCTCGTTCAGCATACCTTTCACCAACTTGACGCATTTCTTGGATTGGGTCGGCCGGTTGTCGAGTATGTCGAAAATCGCGTTTGCCAACTCCTCCTTGTTTCGCAACACCTCTTCCACCGATCTGACATCTTGCAAGGCTTTTGCCACGCTAGTCTGGATCAACACCTTCGTGATACGTGGTTTGGTCGTGGATACTTTGTTTTTTATAAAATAGGTTTGCGTGCGGCCGTCGCGCTCGTTGATGTTGATCCGCTGGCTCGTCAACTCGGCCCGGTCCATGAACTGCTTGACCAAGGTTTCGCATGATTTTTGCTGCTCGGTCAATTCTTTGGTCGCGTGCTTTTGCGTCTGCTTCACCTCGTCTACTTTTTTCTTCGCCGTTTGCCAATTGGCGCAGGCTTCTTGGACCCGATCGTTGACGACCTGGTTTACTGGATTGAAGGTTTTCGGCTTGTACTTCGAGAACTCGACGTATTCTTTGCTCTTTGTTCGCCTTGATTGGATCAATTTTAAAATGGCATGAACCAAGGCATCGTTGGGATGCTGCTCCATCTCCTCCTGCACCAACTCCTTCGTCAGCAGTTGGAGGGCATCCATCACCACCTCCTTCGTCACCGCGCGCAGCGAATTGTTGAGTTTGATGCGGGCGTACCCTTTCTGGTAGGGCATGCAGTCGATGTTGCTGGCTTTCATCAACGTGAGTAAGGTGGCTCGATGGCCATCGGCTTCCAACTTTTTCTGTTTGAGGCTTTGTTGGAATCCTTGTTTAGTCGTCTCAATTTGGCGCGCGACGGTGCAGTAGGTTTTGATGGCCAACTTCTCGTCGTTCTGGATCGACATGCTTTTTTTATAAACCTTGCAAAAAAGTAAAAAAAAATCGAACGCAGGGTAATTTATTCTGGTCCTTGTTTAAACGTTTCGTAATCTGTTGCCAGGCTTTCTTTGTCTTTTTTCGGCACGTCAAAGGTCCGGCTGCGCTCCCCGTCCAGAAAGAAGACGGTGGGGTAATACTGGACCCCGTCCGCCAGCGGCACACCGAACCGCTCCGCTCCGATGCAGTTGCACTGTTTACCCTTGCAGTTGCAATCCATGCTGCTGTGCGAAGCCACGTCGTACATGACAAGGGCCAAATCGAGTTGTTCCAAATATGTTTTGTACGCTTGCGACGCTGGGCACCAGTTTGCGTAGATCATCACGATTCCGTCCTGGTCTGTAACAAAGGACGCCAACCCGGCTTTGTCCACGTCGTATTTTCCGGTCGAAGGTTGTGTATCGATATGAAACGCGTGTTTCACACCACATGCGGATCCCCCTGCTTGTAGCGCTTGGTTGTACAACCGACGACTTTGAACCATCTTGCCGCCGTTCAACCGCTCTTGTTGGATAATTTGGTTTCTCCACAATTTCAAATCCATGGGTGTGTAATTTTGTTTGGGGAAGAGAAAAAAAAAATCCTACTGCTTGGTGGTAGTACGAGAGTTCACTTGGTGGTAGTACGAGGTGAATTTGCCACATCGCACCGGAAAGTAGGTGTTCAAGATGGCTCGAAACGACGCCGCATCTTCTTTCGGGAATTCCGCTTGAAACTCGCGCAAAATCGAGTCGATCGTGTCCTCCGGGAGAACGATTTGAAATTCGACGTACACCGCATCGCACCGGACACCCATGTGGTAGTGGTCATCGTCGATGCTGTGAAATTCTTCCAGATGCATGCATGATATTTTTTTTTATACGCCACATTTTTTTTTACCCGATCGCTTTCAACTTACGAAACACCCCAGCATCCGGCGGCAGCACGCAACATTGCGCCCCTACCTCCATGGCAACGTCATCTGGCAGATCGAACGGGCTGTAATGGTCGAACGGGACAATCGGCTCGAAGTGGCAGGCGTCGATGTGGGCTAAGAGACAAGCCCCTGCTTCAGGATCTTTTCCGTACCGCACGTAGACTTCGTCCGCATTCTTCACCATGTACAACGTAAGATCCAGGCGCCACGCCGTGAAGTTGATCAGACTCTCGTCTGCCATGACGTGCGGGTTGGCGGCTTCGTCGTACGTCAAAATTCCAGGAATACCTTCGAATCCTTTCTCTCGCAGCCACTCCTCGTACAACTCTCGCGTGACCACCAATTGCCTGAACCGATGGCCGATCTCCACGCGCTGTTTCCATGTTTTGGTGGTGTAATCTTCCAAATCGAAAATCCGGGAAAGGGAATGGAACAGGCACGATCCGTCGCCCACCATGTAGATGCGCTTGTACTTTTCGTCGAAGATGCGGTGTTTCAGCACTTTGCCGTCCATGTTTGTTTATGCCGAACCAAAAAAAACGAGTCAATGTTCAACACACCAACTATTCTTTGTCACCATCAAAAAAAATGACGGTATACGGCTGGGTCGGGGGCGGGCTGGCCGTCCTCTACAACCTCCCGCAAATCTACCACGTGTACCGCGTAAAAACCGTCCAAGGCGTGTCGCCATCCTCCATCCTGCTCCGGATGGTCTCGTACGGGTTGATCATGTTTCACAGTTACCAATTGGCAGATCCGGCCATCTTGTACACCACCAGCGCCGGGCTGGCGCAACTGTGCATCATGTACGCACAAACGTGCTTGTACCGAAAAAAAGAAGACGTCGTGATATTGGAATGAGTATTCCTACAATTGCGCTCGTACACAAATAATATAGTAAAAAAATATGAAAAATACCGGATACCACCAAAGTTAATAAATTCTCTACTGAGTAGAATATAACACTCACTCCCGCAACTTATTCTTGATCTGGTCCACGACCGCTTTCGGCGTCGTCACGTCGGTCACCTCCACTTGGATATGGTGCGTGGCAGCGTAGAGCCCTTTGCGCTGGTCGTACAATTGTTCAAAGGTGGCAATGCCTTTTGGGAAGACGATGGGCCGGTCTTTGCCCTCTGCTTGTCTCCTTCGCTGGATTTCGGGGAAGGCCACGTTGAGCCAGACGATGGTATGCTTCGCTTTCAATGTGGTCATAATATCCTGGTAGTAGCACGCGGATCCACCGACCGACAACACAATGTCGCCCAGTGGCTGGCGCAGCGATTCTTTCTCCGCTTCGCAAAAGGCGGCTTGTCCGAATCGAGTGAGGTACTCGGTCTCGCTCATGCGATGGGTTCGTTGGAACAAGTCGCGGGAATCGAGGAAGGGGCGGTTCAACTCTCTGGCCAAAATGGCACCCAGAGTGGTTTTGCCAGCGTAGCACATTCCTTGAAGCACAATCATTTTTTTTTGTGGAAGTAAGAAAAAAAAAACATGCTGACCAAACGAGACATTCTGCGATTGGAAGGCGGTCAAAAAAATTTGGCGCTGCGCCGCGAGTACAATCGCCAAGTAAGGGAAACGCGAGGGTTAAAGGCAGGGGGATGGATGGGTTATTTTGGACGGGACAACGAATTGACAGTCGTAACGAATTTGATGAAAGTGATGGATCGAATCGAGGGGGATTTCAACACCGGGACCATCGCACAAGAGGATGCGGAAGTGTTGGTAGAGTGGTCCGAGAAGGCGTTGCAACTGCTGCTGTTGAAAACAATCTTTGAAATCGAGACAAATACGGGTGAAAGAAGAGGTGAAGATTACGAATCAACATATGACGAGTTGAACCGCACGCTAGACGATCAGGCCGAGTCGTGGGCGAGTTGGGCCCTTCGCAAAGGCAAGCAAGTGGTGGGCGTGGGCGCGGCGGTGTACACGACGAAAGCAATCGTGAATTGGCTGATGAGTTCCGATCCTGTTGTGAACCCAACAAGTGAGGAGATAAAATCAAATCCATTCCTCTCAAGACAATACAACGAACAACCGTACCAATACACGTATGACCATGATAATATGGTTCCCGGGCTTCTAGGCGGAGCGATGCCAGAAGCCCATCGATATGCTAAGTTTTACTTGTTGAAGCAACTGGAGGATGCGGGGTACAACGTCGAGTCACTACGGCGGTACATCGATGATCAGGAGGACGTGGTAGAAGGTATTGTGGAATGGAACAATCGTCCAAGAAAGAAAAAAGCACCTGAAGAAATAGAGGAGGAAGAAGAAGAGGAGGAAGAAGAAGAGGAGGAAAAAATAGAGGAAGAAGAGGAAGAAGAAGAGGAGGAAAAAATGGAGGAGGAGGAAGAAGAAGAAGAAGAGGAAGAAGAAGAAGAAGAAGAAGAAGAAGAAGAAGAAGAAGAAGAAGAAGAGGAAGAAGAAGAAGAGGAAGAGGAAAAAGAAGAACAAAAACCTCTGGCATTGCGAAATCTCGCTCCGTGCCCAGAGGGCAAGATCCGGAACCCGGATTCGAAACGTTGCGTTACAATTGGTGGGAAAGTCTACCAGCGTGTGATCCAAAAGTACCCTTCGATGGCCAACACGGAATTTGTCATGCAACCTGCAAAGAAACCTGCACAGAAACCTGCAAAGAGACCTGCAAAAAAAGTTGATACGTTTGCGCCAGGAGAATTGAAAAAATTCATGGTGGAAGCGAATCAGTTGGGCAAAGAAGGCAAAGAGGGTGTGACCTACAAGGTTGATATAGACGGGCAGACCTACGCGCTGAAAACTTTCCGTGCTTCCAAATCCGGTGAAAAAATCGAGAGGGAGGCGGACTTTCAACGAGTGGCAGCCGCTGCTGGCGCGTCGCCAAACGTGGTAGCAGTCCAAAGTGGAAAAACGCCTAAATACATTTTTATGGAGATGATGAAGGAGCGGTTGGTGGATTACATGAAACGCAAAAAACTATCAATATTGACAGAAAAACACCAAGATCAATTGATCGATTGCATGAAAAGATTGGACGAAGTGGACGTGTTGCACAATGATGGCAACATGTTGAACATCATGCTGGACGACGGCGAAAACGTCCAAATGATTGATTTTGGAATGGCCAAATTTATCCCGAAAAAGTACAAGAAGAAAAGAAGTGCGAACGGATCGTTGACCTTGTCGATGATCGTTCGAAGTATGCGGCATCATCGAATCGATGCTGGGGAAATGGTAAAGGAGTTTGTACAAAATAGTAAACAAAATAAATAAATATTATCTCACTTTTTTTTACTTTTTAATAAGAGAATACGTTTGGGTATATTTGTTTTAACACGGTTTGACACGCCAGCATGATGTTGTACTGGTTGATGTGGTTCATGCTTGGATTACTAGTGGTCACCAAATGTTGGAAATCCGCAGGAACCGCCAACTCGTCCAACCCATAATACAGTCGCTTCATCAAGTGATCGATTTCTTGCTGACGCTCTGCACGTGTCATGCTTCGCACGTGCTTTGCATTTCGCTTGTCTCGTTGTTGCAGTCGTGCTTTTTCCTTGGACCAATCGTTTTGCTTGGACCAATCGTCCCGAACCTCTTCTTCTTCCTGCTTTTCTTCCACCTCTGGGCTCAAAATTACTTTGTACTGCTCTTGCAATGCCGCTTGTTTTTCAAGATAAAGTGGGTACTGTTCTTGGGCCATGGCTTGGCCAGCGCGTTGAATGTCTTTTAAATGGTTCATTTTGGTACAAGCGGAGAAAAAGACAAGTGTGCCTGAACGCGAGTCAATCACGACAAGCCCCATTCGTGCAACAAAATAAATAAATATTATATTATTCTCACTTTTTTTTGCTATCTCGATAATGTAATTATATACAACAAAAGGTTCCCCAAAAGGTTTGGTGATATATAATATAATAGTGTCAATATAAGTATCAACATAAAATAAGCATTATAATATAATAATATTAATATAAGTATCAAAAGTGTAGGAAGGGTTAGAGTAGTCAGAGTAGTGTAGGAGTCAGACATACCTGGTTTTTTAATTAATCCCTTGGAAAAAATAGTTTTAATCATGAACTCTAAAATTATAATAACTCTAAAAATATTATTTAAATATATATTTATATACTCTAAAATGAATATTGAATAGAATATATATATATATTTATGTGTAAAAAAAATTATTGCAGAATACGTTTGGGTATCGCAAGTGTGTAATCACGACAAGCCCCATTCGTGCCGTTCCTCAATCAATTCTTGCATAAATGCAAGTAACGATGCGTTCAAATCGATCCAAATCGAATCGATGGTTGCGTCGCCAACGGTCTTGGCATTTTCCATAAAATGGTTCATTTCGTTCGCAACATGTTGACCCCAACGGTCGTCAAGAACGTCGAGTGCAAGCCATGCACGTTTCAATGCTTCTACATGCACATCGAACACTTGAGGGCTTTCTAACATATTGATACAATCTTGTATATGTTGAATGGTGGTCGTAATGTGTTGGTTGCAATCCGACTGTGGCTCCCAAACTTGTATTGGAGCACATTTACGACGATTTTTATTATTATTTTCGACTTCAGCCATTTGTAAAAAAAATATATATTGTTTATTATTTGATATATGTTTTATTTATATTTTATATATTTTAGTTTAACTATATTATATATAATTATAGTTGATATAATACGATATATTTGTATTATATATTTTATATTTTTTATTAAATAAATATTATATTGATATATATTTGATATATTTTTTATTACATATTTTAGTTAATTATATATATTAGTTATTATTCATTTTACTTAGTTATTTTGTTAGTTTTTATAGTAGTTATGGAGGTCTTCGGTCTTGTGAAAAAGACCTTAACCCTAAAATTGCATAAATTTTTTTTTCTCAACCTACATAAAAACACCATGAACTACCAAACAATAGCCATCGCAATTGCCATCATCCTCGCGGCGTTCATCATAACAAAAAAAGTTCAACTGCAAGGCGGAAAAAGAGCAGGAAACGTATGTTGATAACTACGAAACAATAGCCATCGCAATTAAAAAGTGATACACAGGTTTTCCATAATTAAACGTCGTCTCCGACCAGGTTGAAGATACGATGTTCATCTTCTTCGCAAATGTACTTGTTATTGCATTTGTTAAAATTATTGGTCCAACCAGGTTTTTTTGACAAAGTGCACCGTATCCAACAGCCGGTCCCACTTCGTGTTGAAGGTGTTGCTCCGGATGCAATCCTCGATCTTGATGGTGGCTTCTTTTTGCGTGCAATCCGGAACCAGGTACTTTTCCATGTGCTGCACCAAGTCCTCCTTCTTCATGATTTTGCAGAGCACGAGCGGGACAAACACGTAGTACATCGACTTGACGTGCTGCCGCATCAAATTGTACAAATACGTCGTGTTCTCCTTGAATATTTGGAAGTACAACGAGTTTTCGCCGCCCAACGCATCCAGAATTTCCGGGGTAATCTTCATGCTCGACTCGCTCACTTTGCGATGGAACACTTCTTGCCGGAATATGTACCCGAAATCAATGTTGAACAGCGCGCCATCGTCCGTCACCATCAAATTGTCTAGGTGGCGATCCCCCACCCCTATCACGTGGCTCAGCACACACGTGACCGCCGCGCTCTTCACGAACTTGAGGCGCAGCGCCTCCACGTTCATGTGCTTGTTCTTCTCCAGCAAATAGTTCTGGATGGAGATCCGCTTCTTGTTGGAAATCTCGAAGAGGGTGGTGGCGTTCGACACGACCACGATCATCCCGCTGGTCAGCGTCAGCGGCTGGACGTGGTAGGTGATGATCGGAAAATCAAAATTGGACAAGATATCGATGGCCGACAAGCAGTTGATCACGCATAGATCCTTCAACACCGGCTCTTCCTTGATCAACAACGTGATCAATCCCAAACGGTGCGATTGTTGGTTCCTGCAAACACAAGGCACGATGGTTGGTTTGGTAGAACTTGGAAAACGGCGAATCTCGTTTAAGCGAATTTCTTCGAGTTGCCAATCGGCTTGTCCAGGGACCATGATTCGAACATGGGGCTTCACGGACTTGCGCCACTGTTCAAACGACCGTCGCCGGCCTTCCCCCGTCACATCCTTGCTAAGTTCCATCAACAGGTTGGAAAACGAGACGGCTTCGATCAGTTCCAGTTGCAACGGCTCGGAGACGTGATGGAGGATCCGCTGGAACAGCGCGTCGTTCCCGATGGCTTTCGCGCTGAACGCCATCCGGTGCACGAAGACTGGGTGGTCCAGAAACTGGAGGAAAAAATCGGAAAAGAACGTTGATTTGCGCAAGGTTGCGTAGCACAAAATGGGCATGAACGGGCCGAGGTCGTCCACGTTGGCGATAAGACTGTCCACTGCGCGGGTATACAACGAAGGTATGGAGAGGTTCAAGATGATTTCAATGGCATGCGCAACAGGTATGTAGGCCGTGCATTGGCAACCTAACCATGCACAAGGAATGTTGGACGGAGTAAAAGCAGCCTCTTTTACCGTCAATTGCCACGCGGAATGGCGCGCCAACGAGGTGTGGTGCATCCGTATCAACCGCATCTCGATGTCCGTGAAGGTCGTGTTCGGGATGCCTTTTTGACGCGCATTACGGAGCAACGTCATCAAATGGTCGATGGTGGACTTCCACCCGATATTGACGCAGCGCAACAGGCACCAATCGCGCATGTCGATGGATGTGTGTTCCGTGAGGAGCATGAGCACCAACATCTGCGGCTCTACCTGCTGGATGGAGATGGTGCGGCAGTAGCACCCGTGGCACAGCCGTTTTTTCGAGGATTTGGACGCCCACCAAGAAGAGGTCTCGGGTGAAGCGGGAATTTCTTCCAACAACACTTCTGGAATTAGGTTTTCTTGGTTGGAGCACGTGGAGCAGAAGACGCGGCCGCACAAACGGCAGTGGTGCCGTCGCACCAGAAAGGAAAAGGCAATCCCACAATCCAAACAAGTCATGGCTTCCTCGCTTGGAATCCATTGCTTCAATCGTGGCATCAGGTTTATTTGGGGGATGTGAAAAAAGTAAAAAATAAAACCTTAAAAAAAAACAAAAACTACCTCCAATATTTTTTGAGGACCTCCTACCCTTTTTTTTTCAATGATTATATTTTTCCCATAGTATGCACTTATTTAAAAAAAAAATAATAATACATATTATATATATATATATATATATATATATATAATAATCATTAAAAGAAGTGAATACATACAAATTATATATTAAAAAAGCAAATACGACAAATATAACGTACAAATATAAACGTACAAATAACGTTTTCAAATATAACGTTTTATAAAATCAAAAAGAAATAAAATATATTCAATACTGAAATGGCAACAGAAAATGCTTATGTTCGTGTTGAAAATTTACAAGAACGCGCAATTGCTAATCAAGAGTACGTAACAAATAAATCCGAATTCAATGGATGTTGTGGTCAAATTGAAAGCGTTGAATCATCTAAATGCGTAGTGGCAAATATTACGTTAAAAAACGGAAAAACACTACGCATTCGGTTGAAAAAAAACAAATTGGTTGTGATTTCAAATGAAATGTACGTACAATACATTTCCAATATATTTCCATACAATTCTCGTGTATTGACAGTTGGTCCTTTAAGTGAAATGTATGGCATTGTGCTTGAGGTCTCCCAAGATGGCGTTTATTGCCATTTCAACGATGCAAATGACGGAAAAAGCATGACGATGCGTGTCCAACCTGTTAGTATCGTCAAAACAAGTGTTGCAAAATACATGGAGATGTGGAGCAACAACAACTAAAACTACTTTTTTTATAAATTATTGAATTTACTTTCTTTTTAATATTTAATTGTTTTCTTTCCTGCGGTACAACAGAGTAAACCCATGCCAGCCGCAACAAATCAGGTTGCATATGTTGGTCGTTTCCTTCATGTATGCTTCTTCGACGACGCAGTCTTTGTACGCAACGTCTCTTGCACTGAAATGTATTCCAAGTTGCTCCTTGGTGACATCGTCCACACCAATCAACGATGGCTCCAAATATTTGTGTACGCCGTTCACAGGTTTGATTGGAGTGTATTTCGGTGGATGGAATTCCGATTCGATGTACTCCCGGGACGTTCCGGACCAGTATTTATGCACGAACGATATTTTCGCGTTGGCTGGGACGCCGGTTAGCCGCAGGCGCAAAAAGCGCTGTTTGCTCGCGGAGGCGTTGTACATGTCCGTGTACACGTACACCGAACCTTCTCCTTTTTTCATACGGATATGCCACTTGTTGGCCTCGTCTTGTTTGGCAAACACCATCCGTTTAAAACAATGGGTCAGCGTTTCTTTGTAGGAATGCTCCCAGGTATTGGGAAGCGTGGTAGTTGGGGCGTTGTCGAACGATTCGCCTTTCACGCAATGAATCTTGTAGGAACGAAATACCTTCCACAGGCACCCTCCTATTGTCAACACAAAGGCGCCTGTACCGCCAAAGATAGGAAGGAGCGATTCCAATACCATTTTGACCCTCTTTTTGAAAATCATGATTGGGTTTTCACCGCCAGTTTTATAGCCAATGGAACGATACGGTATCTTTCGACGGAATCGGGACGCATCGATACAAATGCTTTCGGCGGTCGATCCATTCGTAGGCACTAGCGTTTACGAAATGATGCAATAGTCTGCAGGAAAAATCGCGATGGAGGCCCGTGCGGCGCATGCATCTGGACATCACGTCGGCACAAACTTTGGAATTGCTGTGGCTGTTCATGCACCGATCGTGGTCGTTGCAGCACGTATTCATCGATGGGTTCAAAAAGTTCTTCATGAAGTTTATAAACGGAGGGATGCTTGCTAGATTGTCCGGCCCACACCCATTTTCAGCCTGGTCGTAACTGAAAACTGCATGATTGGAGGGGCAACGCAACTTCTGCTGCACCAAACCATCGTTGTCTCGAAACCTGACGACCGATGGTTGGATGCCGACATTGGGTGGGATGGGACAAACGTTGGTAGGCACGATTGGTTTCATTATTTAATTTATTACCCGAAAAAAAATAAACGCGTCGAACCGTGCGTGGTTTTTTTAAAACCTAACATAAAATGTTGCCATTCGTCGGGCTTGGGATCGTTCCCCCTACGGATATCAACAGCCCTTATATATTAGAGTCGATTGACACACCGTCGTACCGCGCCAAAGCCCCAAACTGCATCGCTCGCGGGCAATACAACGTGCCGAAGCCCATGGTCAATGCATCCTTTTTCAACACCTTGACGGTGTGCCCGAAATCCAACAGCGACTTCGACGACCCGCAACCGTTCCCGGTGTACACGATGAGTCGATCCTACTTGCGTGTGCCTCGCACTTTAGGCTTTGCCACGTTTGGGATGCCCACTTGTTCCATGGAATGTGGCGCGTCGACCACTTACCGGTTCGCACTGCAGTTGCGCGACTACCAAACCACCGCCGTGAAGCGAGTGTTGTCGGAACTTGCAAAAAATCCAGGACGAGATTGCATGTTGGAAGCCGGCACGGGCACGGGAAAAACCATCATGGGGATCTACATCATGGCAAAATGGGGCAAAAAAACCGCCGTCATCGTGCACAAAGAGTTCTTGTTGAACCAGTGGAAGGAGCGTATCGCGATGTGCTGCCCGAATGCCAGGGTCGGAATCGTCCAGCGGGATCGATGCGAACACGAGGAAAAAGACATCGTCATCTGCATGCTGCATTCGATCGTCCAAAAAACCTACCCGAAGGCCTTCTTTGATTCCATCGGACTGGTAGTGATCGACGAGTGCCATCACATTGCCGCGAAAACGTTCAGCAAAGTCTTGCGCCCTTTTCCCGCTGCACATCGGCTGGGATTGACTGCTACCGCAGAACGCAAGGATGGGTTGACCCATGTTTTGCACTGGTTGATGGGTCCTACCGTGTTTCGAATCCAACGACGCCCAGGGGTAGCCACCACGACGTCGGTGCCATCGGTGCAGCAATTGACCCACCAGCCGAAATGGAAGGAGATTCGAACGGCCAAAGGCCAGATCTTGTTCACGAAAATGATCACCAAGATGGTGGAAGATGCGCGGCGCAATCGGATGATCGTGGCAAAGGTCAGTCAGTTGTGCAAGCAGAGGCGGAAACTGTTGGTGGTGTCGGATCGGCGAAAGCATTTGACGGCGCTTCAAGCCCTGCTGCCATCCCCAATATCGTCCGCCATGTACGTGGGAGAAACCACGAAAAAAGGGAAGCGCCAGCGCGAAGAGGCGAAGGACAAAGTGGACGTGCTGTTCACGACGTACCAGATGGGGGAGGAAGGGCTGGATCTCCCGTTCCTGGATACGCTGGTGATGGTGACGCCGCGCAAGTCGCTGGACCAGATCATCGGTCGGATCTTGCGAAAAAAAGAGGGGAAGCAATCCCCGTTGATCGTGGACGTGGTGGATTCGGTGTCGATCTTTTTCGGCATGGCGAGAGGGAGGATGCGGTACTACCGAGAGAAGCAGTATAAAATTATAAAACCGTAATATATATATATATTGTTGTTTTTTTTATTTTGGACAGATGGTGACTTTGGTGGAAAACTTGGATTTGCACCCTTCCTTCTCCATGTCCTTGCACGATGCAGCGCGAAAAGTCTCGTAGTACGGCATGACCGCGTCGAATTCTACCTGTTCTTTGCCCAATATCGCGTTGACGGCATTGTGAAGGTCAAAGACGAAGCGCACGTACGCCGCGCGGCTGTTGTACACCTCGTTGCTTTCGTGGTCGCTTAGGTCGTACCCGATTGTGCGTAAATTTTTGGGTAAGTTGTCCCGGCAACTTTTGCAAGGCAGTGTTCCCATGAAGCCTTTGAGCATGTCGATGTACGCTGATTTTCGATCGATGTGGTAGTTCAAACTCATGATGTGCCAGGAGAACCAGAGTGGCGGTCCCCAACATCTGGTCATGAACCCGTTCGGGTTGTCTTCTCCACCTTTCAACACGTCGTTGAATTTTCTTCGCTGGGCTATATCGCGAATGCCGCCTTGCAGCCGCTCCGAATCCAGAATGGCCTGCTTCCACTTTCGCATTCTTCTTTTTCCATCTGGTCAGAAAAAAAATCAATAAAGAATCGTTCACGCTCGCATTTTTTTTTCCGGTATGCCCTCTCAAAATGAAATTCGACCGTGACACCAAAGAGCGGCTCAAAGTATGCTTCTCCTTCCTGCTGGAGAGTTACAAAATTTGCATGGGGTGCTTCCTGTCCGTGTTCGTTGCGCACTCCTGCGGCGACAAACCATGCACCATCCTTGAATCGTTTCAAAGTCCCAGCACCGCAATCGCGTTGAACAGCGTTACCTTTGCCTCCATTTGTTTGCTGTACGCCATCGAATTGATGCGGGAAAATTGGTGCATCGAGCATCTGGACATCGATCCGTCCTTCCCCGACGTCCACCTGAAGGAAGTGGCCCCGCGCTCCGTGCAAAGAGCGCTGTTGGTCTGGAACAACCGGTACTGGAAAGCGGCAGTTATATCGATGGGCCTGGTCGTGTCCAACGTGGTGGTGTCAGGGTTGTATTTGTCGCAGAATTATCAAGGAATTAGTACCGTGACCACGACGGCCAGTTTCAGTTTGTTGGTGTTGATGAAGTTGTGTCGAAGTTTTCAAATGGCAAGGGAAGATCGTCATACGGTGAGAGCAAGGTCGGCGTATATGACGGAATACACCTCCTTCAACATACTCGATACCGATCGATACCCGTCGTTCGACGAGATCGCGGAGAAAAAAATAGGGTAACGTTTAAGGTTTTTATGAATAATTCAACGTTTAAGTAAAACGCATTTTTTTTTTAATATAAAATGAATAATAATAATGTAATAATATAAATTATTATTATATTTTTAATAATTATATATATATATATATAATATATATATTTAAATAGAAGAGATATATATGGTTAAACTATATATATAACTATAATAATTGCCAAAAATGACGTCAAAACTAGTGAAAACCACGGAAAGTGAAACAGAAAGAGGTACATTTTTTAATGTATTTGTACGTTTGGCTGGTGGTGCTGGAGACATTTACTTAACGAAGATTGTATTATGTCTACCTGCTCAAGACATTGCCAATTTCATCAAAACGAGTTTTATCAAACAATTGAGTGAAGCATATGCTGATAACGGACTTCCTTGCATGAAGGAAGTGTTTGAGGCAATGAAACGTGTTTATACCATATACATGGCGTTGAAACAATTACCTCAACCACCAATTCGCGGAACAATCAACCTTGAGAGTATGAGGAGGAATTACAGGGAATATTTACTTCTTAAACGATTTCCATTAGTGGTTGCATGTATGGAAGCAAAGAAGGAAGATGTTCACGTGCTTGTCACAGAGCATGACGAATACGTTGGAAACGTTCGCGAGTTGCTACAGTTGGAGTATAATCTAGAGAAGCATAATTATAATTTAAAGGATATGGTGAATGTTATTGAAACGGGAAAAGATGAAAAGTCTGCGTGTATGAAAAATGCATTACATGAATGTATTTTTAGTTACAACGAACAACGCAACGTTGAAAGTTGTCAGAAACGGTTGGCCATTTTCAATATGTTGATGAACAAATGTGGTGACGCAGGTTTGAAGTTACCAGACACGCCATTGTATTCATTACCATGGCTACATACAGGTGGACAATTAAAAATATGGAATGATGTTATAGGAGTTTGGATGAGATGGAGCCCATTTTCATGTGTACTATCTACTAACGATTTTGATAATCACGTCATATCCCCCAATATGTTTGAAGGTAGTATGTACTATTCCCAACAATGTTTTATGTTGATTTTTTTCCATTGTTACCACTGGGGAATGGGCTGGTTTTACCAACGCGAACTGTACGAATGTGGTCTATTAAATGGTGAACATGACGAAGAAAGAGCCAACTGCCATATTGAGGGTGGTGCGTATACGAAAGATGGGTCACTGAAAGATGGGTCCACTGACGAAGAATACGACGCGTACCTTCAAAAAAAAAAAGAAACCACGGCAGCATTTGGAAAACGAGTGTTTGATGGTGTGAAAAGCATCGGTATTATCAACGACATATTTGGATATCACGATGGACACGGTGAACAACCACATGGAGCCACTATCTTAGATTTGCACGAGATTGCGTTTCGCAAATTTCGGGAACGAATCGGTGTTGGGGATTACGTTTGTTTAGAGCCTCTGAAAACATCGTATGATAAAGCCGTGGAAGCAAAAATCAAACAATTGCGCGAAGAGTATGGTGCAAAACGATACAGCGAACTTTAAAAAAATATAAACGATAAACTATTATTTATTTTTAAATCTCTTTACACTCATTATTATTGAAAAAGGCACGGCATTTGAACCGCTGCAACTTCCCACTGCTTGTTTTGGGCAGTGTTTTCTTCGGCACAAACATGATTCGGTGCACGGGCACCTTCAACTGCTCGTAACACACTCGCCGGACTCTCTTCGGGTCCGGAACAATATCCATGCTCCGCACCTCCGCGATCAACCCCAAGCGTTCATCTTCATCCTGGTCAAACAATGGTACCGCGGCGATGGATCCTGGCCGTAATTCTGGAAAGGCTTCTTGCACCACCCACTCCACGTCCGTGGACACGATGTTTTTCCCGTTCAAGATAATCACGTCTTTCTTCCGCCCCATGATGTACAAGCACCCGTCCTTTACAAACCCCAAATCCCCACTTTTTACCCAGGGTTTCCCGTCGCACTCTCCGAATTCTTTGCCGTCTTTTCCCCAATACCCCGCCATCATCATCTCCCCGCGGACCCAAATCTCTCCGTCCTCCATGATCTTCACTTCCACCCCATCCGGAATGGCACCGACGTTGATGAACCCTTTTTCGTCCATTGGAGCATTCGATCCTTGGAAATGTACAATACCGCAAACCATCTCTGCCATACCGTACGACGGATCCATCTGACCCATATGTACCTTGAACATGGACGTGAACGCCTCCATAGTCGATTTGCGGATCATCTCCCCCCCCATGCTGAACTGGCGCACGCAACTCAACTCGATGCCTTCCGCCTTCGAGGGAAACAGGCGTGCATGCCGGGCGCAAAGGCCATAGGCAAAGTTAGGTGCCTGGGTATGCGTGGCGCGAACTTTGGTCATTTTGTGCAGCCAGTACAACGGCTGCTTCATGAACTGCATCGGGCTGATGTAGTGCATCGTTCCGCCAACGGCATGGCAATTCAAGATCGACGTGAGGCCGTAATCGTGGTAGAATGGGACCCAGGTGACGCTGATCAGATCAACGGTATCACCCAAGTAGTTGCGGCACACAAAGTCCATGTTGGCACTCAATGCCTTGTTGGTGATCATGACGCCTTTCGGCTGCGAGGTGCTGCCGCTGGTGTATTGCAGGAAGGCCAGTTCGTGCGGTTCCTGCTGGCACCGGTCCAGCCTCCCTTGACAGCAGGCCCAGCCTTCAATGACGAAAGTAGCAAACGGGTCGCGCCACCACAGTGGCAGGTAAAGGCTGTTGCTAGTCACGATGGCTTGGGCGTTGCAATCTCGCCGGATCAACTTGTACTGCTGCGGGGGTGCCGGCACCGCCACTACCCTGGACATCAAACAGGCATAGAAGGAGATCGTGAACCCAATGACATCGTCGGGGTGAAAGAGTAGCAAGACGTTTTGTTTGGAGAAATGCCGCAGTTGGTAGGCCATCCGGCAGACCTTGTCGTAGAGTTGGGTATAGGTGAGGCTGCCGCTGCTGGTTATGAGGCATGGTTTGTTTGGTACGGTGTGGGCTCGCGCTTGCAAGTTGTACAATATCATGTTTGAGAGATAGGCAAAAAAAAACGGTTCGTGGTTTGACCGGAGGAAGTTCATCGCAATTTGGCCATCACCTTCACCAAGTGTTTCAATTCCAGCAAGATAAAGAAGAGCAGGACCACCGTGAGCACCAGACAGACGTTTTGGATGGTCTCCGGCTCTGGCAAGGTAGGTAGCGGGATGCTAATCGATGCCGGCTTTGCAGCGGGTGGCTTTTTTTCCTCTAGCAAGACCGGTGCCACGGCTTCTTCGACGACTTGTTGAGGCAAGTTGGACTTCCACACGTGTTCAATCGGAAGAAGCATATTTATTCTATTAGCAGAAAAAAAAAATAATTTTGTCAAGCATGAGTAAATATATGTCTATCGCGTTCATCGTCTGTTTGGCGATCGTCGGTATCGGGCTAAAGTACATGATTCATTTTCCCCCTCCGTCGTTGCCTTTGCCAGAGGAAGAAGAGGAGCCGTTGCTTGGCGATGGCACACCCGATGACTCCGACGACGATGACCCGTCGGATTGGGAAGTCGTGTAAATACGGGGCATCTTCGTGTGCATCTTCGTGTACTGATCGATCGTGTCGCACATCAACTCCAATTTTGCCTTGATCACACTGTCGTCCTCGTACGTAATTTTCAGATTGTCCAACCCCTGCTTCGCCTTCACCATCTCGCTCACTAGTTGGGTAATCGCGACCTCGTTGCTTTTCTTCACGCCCAGCATCCCGATCGCGCGGTCGATGATCGTTTGCAAATGGTGCATGTTGTTCTCTCGATCTTCCCCGAACAGCCAGCGCCACAGCGGCTGGAGTTTGCCTTCGCTCTCGATGCGGATCATCTGGCCTTTGGTCGAAAACCGTTCGTGCTGCCGAATCATGCCGATGATCTTCAGTTGGGTCAATAGTTCGATGAAAGCCCCATCCATTTTTTTTATTTTAAAGGTGAGAAAAACATGGGCAGGATCGAACACATTTTTTTTCTCCCCACCCATCAAAATGATGGAAAAAGGCGATTTCTGGAATTACCTCATCTTGTTCCTCAGCGCGATTGGCGGCGTCTTGACCATCATGCAAGCCCAGTCGGACGGCAAGCAATCCATCAGCGGCCTGAGCATGGAGATCGGTACAGCGGTCTTGACCGCGTGGGTGATGTTCAACAACACGCGCATGAATGCCAGCGACAAACTGGCGACGGTGTTGCCAGAACTGGGAACCATTCTGGTCAGCGCGCTGGTGCTGCACGGGTCGTTGAGGCATGCAAAGAAGTAAGGAGGTCAACCATTCAATCGGCGGCATACTAGGATGACGGCTTGCACGATGACGTACGTTCCAAACACCATATAGATGTACAACAACACCGTGGTCTCGTTGTTCGGCATCTGCATGATGTACAAGATGACCAAGCCGCCAAACAACAGCATCATCATGTTCACGAACATGGCGGGGTTCCGGGGCTCGTTGCGGATTCGTTGCAAGTAGTAGTGCGACGCCACGAAGCAGCAGAGCAACAACATGCCAGCGAGAAACAGTTGGAATTGGTTCTTCAGCATCGGCAGCAGCACCAGGCCGCTGATGGAAATCAACGACCAGAACCAGAAGAGCCCCATCACGCGGTACTTGTCGTAGTCGGGCAACTTGTAGGGTGCTAGGCACACCTCGCATTTAAGCCGCTTGTCGTGCTCGAGTGGGAACTGGTACCTCCATTTGTCCAAGCATTCCAAGTGCACCGGTTGCGTGCACGAACAAGGCAGCAGCAATGGTTTGTGCTCTTCGAAGCAGATGCGGCACGCCGGGGTCAAAATCGGATCCTCCGGATCTTCACCTTCCATGGTTTGGGAAAGGAGCAGAAAGAAAAAGTGGTGGTATGAGCGCTGATGTATTTTTTTTTTTTTGGAAATGTGTAAACAAACAACACCATGCCTACCCGACGAAAATTATCCGGAGGAACATTCCAAAATCGCAAAATTCGCATCGGCCCAAGGGGCGGAAAGTATATTTTGAAAGGCGGCAGAAAAATGTATTTGAGCGGCGGACAAGCCTGCTCGAAGTATCGCAAAACGAAAGATCCCAAATGCGAGGAGCAAGATGGCTGCCAATGGGTCAAAGGCAAAGGGTGTACAGGAAGCAAGGCAAAGCCTGGCAAAAAAGCATCTTCCCGTCTTCGAACAGCAATGGAGGAAAAAATAATATCTCAAGCCGATAGACTTCGACGATATAATAAGTTAGACAAAATAACGGAAAAAAACATAGAAACTGCACGGCGTATGATTGTACCGGCTTCTAAGGACGATATAATGTTTCAATATATCGCCATGGAAGCGGGTAAAAGTAAAAAAATGAAAGCAGAGGTACGCGATCGTTATGCGGATGTGAATATGACAGACGTAGCGAAAAAGTATCTATACACTTACATGAAAGAATTCGAAAAAGGAAAATCTAGTAATACGCAATCAATCGATCGCAAAGCAATGAAAGATGCGGTATATAATCATTTTATAACTAAAGAAGATATGAAACATATGCAAACATACGCTTACTTGAAGAAAAAAGAGTTCGAACAAAAGAAAAAATCCACAAAACCTAAAAAGTCGTATAAGAAAGATAGACCTAGTCCTTCGGAAAGCGCTAAAACATACAACCTCGGTACCACGAAAAAAGGCAATGATGGGAAGATGTGGACTGTTGTTGCAAATAAAAATGGAGTAAAGAGATGGAAAAGAAATTGAGGCAAACCACTTTTTCGTTTTTTTTTTCAACTCCCTTCAACAAACAACATGGCAGATGTTGGGGTCTTCGAACCGTTGCCCGCCAACGTCACCGAGAAGTTCTTTCGACCGTTTTCCCAGACCATCGGCAGGTACGGCGTCCACGGGGACGGTAGTTGCTTCTTCCACTCCATCGCCTGCGCCATCGACGCCGACCAGTACCACCAGCAAAGCCACGCCGATCGACAGCAAATTGGCCTGCGCCTGCGCAAGCAGATAGAATCGCACTTGGAGAAAGGCGGAGAAGCGAAATGGAAAGCGTTCTGGAAACGGCGCAAATTGTCCAAAAAAGCCTTGCAACGCGTACCTTCTTACGACACGATCTTGTCTCAGGTCCAGAACACGTCCACGTGGGCGGCGACCCACCTCATCATGTACGCGATGCAGAAACTTCGGCTGAACCATATCTTCATCGATGCGACGACGAACCGCATTTACTGCGGCGTCGTCTCGATGTCGAAGAAACACCGGCCGTTGGTGATGATTTTGTGGGTGGACCATTCCCACTTCGAACCCATCACCACCACCACCCAGTTCTGTTTCCCGATGTCCCACCCCATCGCCAAGCATGTCGCCGGCATCTTTGAAGCATCGCCCTGCCCTTTGATAAAGGAAGACGATGTGTTGCGCGGTGCAGGTAAGGTGTTTCGGTACGCCTTCGATGCCACCATCCGCGAAGCCGATCGAGCGATTATTCGGGACATTCTGGCCGATCCACGGGGTTGGAAGTTCGAGTACGTGGAGGTAGACAAAGACCCGGACGTCGTAATGAAAATGTGGCCCAACCAGAAACTGGTGCAGCGCTTTTCCAAGCAGTTCGACCAGTTGAGCGTTTGCATCATGAACAGCGTTCCGCGGGTCATCGTGATCAATAAAGGCAATTGGAATAAGGTTCCAAAACCGTTCCACGGGACGTTGGAGGAGTACCGGCAGTACCTGATCATGCACGAGATGGGGCATGCGCATGGAAAATTGCACGAATCGGGAATTCCAGGCAAACCATGTCCGGTCATGTTTCAGCAGACGAAAGGAGCCGGTGGTCTGCCGAACAATTGTTTGGTCCGTCCGTTTCCTTTCATGGATGACTCGTAAGACCAGAAAAAAAAATCTATTGGACTAAAAAAAATAACATCGAACCATGGGCGCAAAACCATCCACGCACTTAAATGAAGAAATCGAAGAGCAAGATTGTTGCTCCCGATACGAGGAAAACACCTACAGTGCACCCATGAATTGCCGCACCCAGTTTGGGATGGCACCCCGCCCCTCCTTCGTGAGCAAATGCGGAGAAACCAAAGACAACTACTCCCCATCCGTCAACGCGGTGCAGACATGCCAGCCGTTTGCTCGTCCAGAGATGCGACCTACCAGCACCCGTGCACAGCGCTGTAGCAAGTAAGGTAATTACTGTAATATTTTTTTTCCGAGGTGGTGAAAAATGTTGGCAAGTTGTGGTCGAAAAGTTTGCGTGTGCCGGGATCGTATCTTTCAGTTGAATCCAAGTTGCTGCTGATGCAGCGGCATCGCAATTTCAAAGTGTACCAACGAGAGGTGGCCCAAAAGAAAAAAAGTTACAAATCCTGCTTCGGCTCGTACAAAGTGATGGTACGAAATTTGGAAAAATAGAAATGTTGGGTTGCTTTTTTTTCTGGCGGATCCAATAAAACCTACCTATGGATGAAATCACCAAACGTTTCCATCGCCACCACTCGGCCACCGCCATCTCCGCCGACTTTTTAAGGCCGGACAACGTGCAGCGATTGGTCGCAAACATGGAGCAGGAAGCGGCCCAGCGCAAATCGACGTACGGCGGGAAAGTCATTCCCACCACGTACTCCGTGGACGACGTCTATCCGTATTTCGAATCGTTCGTGAAGAAACGGTTCCAACCCAACACGGATTTCAACCAAGCCTTCAAACACCACGCTCAACCGCTGATTGCCAACGATGTCCAGCATTGGCGGTACGCGTGGGACAAATACAACCGGGAACAACTAGCACAGGGATATTTGCAAACACAAGCCTTTGCGCAGCCGTTTCGCCGGCGACTGGCAGCCGATCGCCCGCAGTGCAGGCCATGCATGGTGAAAAAGCAGAAAACCACGAAAATTCCACGAGGATTCAACAACTTGAACAGCAAAGAGAGGCGCGACGCCGCGATGCGAGAAGCCGGACTCTTGAAATAAAAAAAAGATTTACAACTTCCATAAAAAAATAATCAAAATGTCCATGTGTCAAAAATTTACCTTAAGTACAACATCTGTAAAACCAAATCGCCTAAATTTGCTTGGGTTCCATCTATTGCTGAATGAGTTGTGTTTCTTCCAGCCAAAGACGTCGATGTTTGTACTTGCTTTTGAACGCCCTGAGGCAACGTTGCAAACAACGATTGGCATGTTTGCATACCTGTAGCACCAGGAAAGTAATCACCCATACCTGCAGGTGCCTCAAATTTTGTGGTGCATTTTGCGTTGGAAGGGTCCTGTAAGCATATTCCACATTGTCGCATGAGTCCTTCGGCACTTGCCAGACAGTTTTCTTCGTTGTTGGTTGTTTTACAGAATTGTGCTATTTGTTGATCCATAGTTTTTTGATAGGTGGTGTTGGGTTTTTTTTTTACTCACAGATTTTTTTTTTTGGTCCAACGACTTTTTCCCCGATTTTTTTCTACATTATTCAAAAAAAAAGATGGATCCAATATTGATAGGTGTGATGACGAGTTTGGTCGCGAGCGCATGGGGAAACGTGTTCAACGAGTTTTTCAGCAGCACCATCGTCTACGCGCTGGTCGTCACGGTAATCTTTTACTTGGTATACAGATTGGTCTAATTTGTCTTGATAGGCAATTTCATGCTTTTGCGCGGCTGTCCTTGTTTTCGGGATGGGACGACGCAACGGTGGTACCACAGCATCGCGGATCGCCACCATGGCAGCACATTCGGCAGCATCAGGTAACAACCTCCAACGAAACATCCAGCCACAGCGCAGGTTCGTTCCCATGTGGGGGCCATCCAATGCACGGCAAGGGTGGACAGCAATATGGCGCTGGAAATATAGACCGTTGTCATTTTTTTTTATGCTCGCCATAAAAAGAAGTATGAGCGATTTGCCGCACGTTCGAATCATAATTGTCGGAGACATGATGGCCGGTAAAACGTCCTTGATGCATAAAATTTGTCGAGACCAAGTTCCGGAATTCATCTCCTCGACCATCGGCTTCGAGTTCAATTCCGTAAACCACCAGGGGATAAAATACAACTTTTGGGACACCGCGGGGTGCGACCGGTTTCGATCTTTGATTCCTCAATATTACCGTGGCATCGACGCGGTGTGGGTGGTTGTCGATGGGAACGACGAGGACGCCGAAGAGCATGCGAGGTACTGGGTGCAGGAGAGTCGCCGGTACACCGATGCTCCCATGTTGTTGATCGTCAACAAGAAGGATCTCGGCATTCGGAAAAATTGGCTGGACCCCGCGACTGCGCTGGACGTCCCGTATGTTTACGGCAGCGCGTTGAAGGAATCGCAGGACGAATGGTTTGTCAAATTGAACATGTTTCTTCCCAAAAAGACCAGCCGGAAGGTGGCAGCACCTGCATTGTGCGTCACCAGAGAACCGATGGATACCTCGACATGTTGTTAAGTTCGTTTGTTTGCAAACTAATTGTATTGGGGAAATAAAAAATGGGAATTAAAAAACTAGGACCATACTTACGAAAACACAACATCGGCGTCTCCATCAAAACGCTAGCCCACTATGCGAATTGCAAGATGTGCATCGACGTGCCGATCCTAATGTACCGGTTCAAGGCGTCGACCCAAGACGTGCTGCCCCATTTCCAGCATCAACTCCAACAACTGCAGCAGCACCAAATTGTCCCGATCTACGTCTTCGACGGGAAGCCGCCGACCTGCAAGAACGAGGAACTGCAAAAACGCCAAGCCATCAAATCCAACATGAAGAAGAAGGCCAACGACACCTCGCTGCCGATTTTCGATCGCATCTTGGCCTCCGAGCGGGTGCAGAGCATTCCCAACGGCGCCGATTACAACCACGTCAAGCGTTGGCTGAGCCAGAACAACATCGAGTGGATGGTGGCAGACGGGGATGCGGAGAAAGCCTGTGCGCGATTGACGATGGAGGGAAAAGCGGACGTCGTGATGTCGGAAGATTTCGACACGTTGGTGTACGGCGGGTTGAAGTTGTTGACGGGGTATTCGGTGTACAAGACCAACAAGCCCATGATCGAGTACGATTTGACGGAGATCTGCCACACGATGCAGTTCCAGCACCACGAATTCGTCGATTTCGCCATCTTGTGCGGCTCCGACTTGTGCTGCAAGATACGGAACGTGGGGCCGACGAAGGCACGGATGCTGATCCATGCGCATCGCAGCATCGAGAACACGCTGCAATTCATCGATCGAAAAAAATTCATCGTTCCGGATGTATTTGATTTCCAAGCCGCCCGAAACGAGTTTTTGCAATAACTGTTGGTATTTTTTTTCCATGGATGAACCAAATGATCGTGGTGTTGCTCTGCCTACTGCTATTGTGGTTCCTCTCCCGTTCCCCCCGCTGCCCACCTTTGCCGCCCAACTTGTCCTCGTTTGCCGGAGTCTCCCCCATCGAGATCGTAAGGACGCCAGCAACCCGCCGCAAAGGATTGATGCACCGGACAACGTTGGACGGCGGGATGCTGTTTGAATTTCCGAGAGAGGAGCGCCTTACCTTCACTATGAAAAATACCCCGCTCCCCCTCCACATCGATTTTTACGATCGGAACCAACGATGGATCGGACGACGAGAAGGCGTGCCGTTCTCCGAGAAGCCCATTCGCGTGCCTAAACCAGCGTGCTACGTGCTGGAGACCGAAAAAAAATAATTAAAATTATATTATAATTTTAACATTTTACAAACACTTCATACTCTTCCCTCTCGTAATAAATCTCCTTGTTCCCCATCAAATGCGTGATAAGAACGGCGACTTGACCCGTCTTCTTGTGCAACTTCCATTGCGCTTTCGTCCACACAAAGTCCTCCAACGTTTCAAAATACATGTAGTCCTCGTCTTCCTCCATGAATCGGTACGGCTGCCACGGGTTGAACCCGTAAATGTAGATATCCACCGCGCGAGACGTCCGTTTCATTGGAGGCGGTTGCAGCGTGTTGCGGCCCATGGCAAGGTGGCCCACGACGAATTCGGCGCGGCTGCGAAGGGTAGTTAGCAACGATTCCATGGTATTTGGCAACGATTCCATGGTATTTGGACATGTCTCTTTTTTTTTCCGGATCGAATGAACGAAAAAAAAAAATGAATGGTTATATAATTTATTTAATTATGAAGCACGATGTTTTTCCCTTCGTC